ATTGTATTTGAAAAGAAATGAGTATACTCAAGTTCATAAAAAGAGTCTGTGTACAGACAGCCGTTTATTGGTCCGCACCAGTAAAAGATGGGTATGGTAGTTATACATTTGCTACGCCTACTGAAATCAAATGCCGGTGGGAAGATAAATTGACTGTGATTACGGGTGCTAATGGTGAACAGGAGGTTTGCAATGCATCTATTTTGGTTTATCAAGATTTGGTACTTCATGGATATGTTTATTTGGGTGAACTGACAGATTTAACTGTGGCACAAAAAGCAAATCCAAAGTTGGTAAATGGTGCCAGAGAAATTATGTATTTTGAGAAAGTTCCGTTAATTTTCTCCACTGACAAATTTGTTCGTCAATTATTATTGAAATAATGGCAACAACATATTTACGAGATACGATTAAAAGTTTTGATAAAGTCAAAGCAAAATTGGCTGAGGAAATCAGTGCTATAGAAAACCGTTCTATGGCTGGCCTGATTGAGGCGGCGGCTTTCATTCGGGTTGATATGGAAAGGACACCGCCACTTGTACCGGTAGATATGGGTCATTTGAGAGGGTCTTGGTTCACTTCACCATTAAAATTTAGCAAGGGACCAGTCCTTATAATTGGTTTCAGTGCTGGGTATGCTGTATTTGTTCATGAAATGTTGGATTCAAGCCGTGCACAAAAGGTGAAATGGAATAGGCCAGGCTCAGGTCCTAAGTTTTTTGAGTATGCATTAAATAGGAACCATGAAGAAATCTTGAAAATAGTCGCTGATAACGCAAAAATAAAATGAACGCAGTAACAGTTGATGTAAAAGATATGTTGGTGGCTGAAACCAGTCTTGCATTGGTTTTTGCTACTAATCTTTTTGTGGGGAAGGAACCAGATTATCCTGATGAGTCTGTGACTCTTTATGATACGGCTGGTATGCCTCCACAACTGACCTTTGATCCTCTTGAAAGGTATGAAAGACCCTCATTCCAGGTGCGGGTCCGAAGTAATTCTTATACAGTAGGATGGAATCTAACACACAATATTATGTGTGCATTGCATGGACGGGCACAAGAAACATGGAATGGTACGCTGTATTCTGTGATTTACTGTTCAAGTGGCCCTGCACTTTTAGATTGGGACACGAATGGACGGGTACGTTTTGTATGCAACTTTAATGTACAAAGGAGATAGGAGAAAAAACTATGGGTTGTGATTTAGGAAGCAGTAATGCAATTTCGGGTGTTGGAACGCTTTTCAACCGTTGGAACGGATCCTCATGGGATTCCCTGGCGGAGGTAAACAGTATTTCAGGACCTACGATGACCAGGGACTTCATTGATGTTACATCATTGGATTCCACTGGCGGGTATCGGGAGTATATCACCGGGTTCAGGGATGCCGGTACGATCTCCCTTATCATGAACTTTACGAGGGAATCCTATGATTTGATGAAGGCGGACTTCGAGGATAACGAGCCTAAAAACTACGAAATCATCCTCCCTGACACCGACGTCACTTCGTTTGAGTTCTGTGGTTTGGTCACCGAGATTCCGTTGGAAATTCCCACCGACGATAAGGTGACGGTCAATGTTACCATTAAACTGACCGGGGCCGTGACTGTCAATTCTGGCAGTGGTTCGGCATCATAGTCGGTTTCACTAATCAAGTGTTTTTTATTTTCATTCAATAATACTTAATCAAATGGCTATTTTAGATCGCAAAAAATTACTGTCCAAAGATAATTTGGAGAAAGTGAAAGTAGACCTGGGGAATGATGAATTTGTTTATGTTCGTCAGATGACAGGTAGGGAAAGGGATAATTTCGAGCAATCACTCTTGAAAAAAGTAACCGGACCCGACGGGAAAGTATCGTATGAACAATCACTGAATGATTTTCGTGCAAAGTTGGCTGTATGTACTCTTTGTGATGAACAGGGAAATGCATTGCTGCTCCCAGGGGATTACCCGGCATTGAGTCAAGCAATGAGCGCGGCCAAACTGGAAAAGATTGTAACTGAAGCCCAGAAACTCAACAAAATCTCTGAAGAGGATAAGGAGGCGCTTGTAAAAAACTCCGAAGCCGTCCCGGACGGCAATTCTATTTCAGACTCTGCAGGGAGTTAGGTTACGCTCATCCGGACCATTTGTTGGAGGAACTAACCTCGGAACAAATAAGTGAGTGGGAAGCATACGATAGGCTTGATCCAATTGGCACGTACAGAGAAGATTTTAGAATGGCTGTAATAGCATCACAGATGACAAATTTGATGATTCAAGCGCATGGCAAGAAAGGTTCTAAATTGACTGACACTGCTGATTTCATGCCTAAATGGGGCGAGGATACCACCACACCAAAGGTACAGTCCATGGAAGAGATCAAAAAGGCTCTGATGTCTATTGCTTCAACACACAATAAATCTATTGACAAAAAGAAGCGCAAATGAATTTAGGTGAACTGACAGCGACACTAGGGGTTGACGTAAGAGGGTTGGCTGAGGCTCAGCGAAAGTTTGAGCAGTTCGAGAAAACAATGACTGACTCCATTTCCTCATTAAATGAAAAGATGAGGACATTGGGGGATGGTTTCAGTGATGTTGGAAAAGAACTGACCAAATATGTCACCTCTACCATGATTGCTACAGGTGGAGTTATGTTTAAACTTGCCAAAGATTTTGATGCTTCTATTGTTAGGATTGGTTCATCGGTTGGTGCCACAAAGGCTGAAATGGATGGATGGTCCCGTAGTGTCTTGAAAATGTCTAGGAACCTTGGTAAGAGTACACAAGAATTGACTGCCGCATTAGATGCAATTGCTTCTGAAGGTGTCCGAGGTGCAGATGCTTTGCGTGTTCTTGAATTGTCTGCCAGGGCCTCCACGGCTGGAATAGGAAGTACAATTCAAGTGGCTAATTTAGTTACTACGGCCATGTCAGCATATGGTGATGCCAATGTGGATGTAGCACGTATGATTGATGATTTGATTACAACCTCCCGGGTTGGTCAAGTTTCTACTGAACAATTAATTGGTACAATGGGCAACATTCTTCCATTGGCCGCTTCAATGAAAGTTTCATTTAGAAGTATTGGTGAGGCAATGGCAGTGGCTACCCAGAAAGGAATACAGACGGGGGTCGCTGTCAATGCTTTACGCCAAATGTTAATGTTAATACAACGGGCCACACCTGCTACGGACAAGGCGTTCAAAGATATGGGTTCTTCAATGGAAGAAATCAAGAATATTCTGGAGACCCAAGGAATGTTAGGTGTATTGAAAAAATTGGATGACTTAACCAAAAAATACGGGGAGACAGCCGTAAACAAAGCCCTGCCAGGTATGCGTCAAATGGCAAGTACGCTTGGTATTATGAAAGGCAATTTGGAGGATGTTTCAGAAATACAGGAAGCCTTTAACCATAATGTTGGGGTAGGTGAAGAAGCATTCGCAATGTTTTCTGCCACGGCTGACCATAAATTCAACCAGGCTGTTCAGACTGCCAAATCAGGTTTGATTACATTAGGCAAAACAATTTCAGAGAACATCATACCATACATTGACCAATTTACTAAATGGATAGGTCGTTTAATTGATTGGTATAATAATTTGTCTGAGGCAAACAAGAACCTTATTTTCAATATTGCTTTGTTTGTGGCTGGCATTGGTCCTGCTTTGTTTATTGTAGGAAAGTTAATGAATGCATTTACAGTCCTGAGCAGTGTTGCTATGGGTTTGGTACATGTGCTTGGTTTGCTTAGGTTGGCTTTCTTGGCGAATCCTATTGGTATTGCTATTGCGGGAGTGTCTGCTTTGGTAGTAGGATATCTTGCGTTGTCAAAGAGTATAAATAAGGTAACAGCCGAACAACAAGCCTATACAGATGTTCAGAAAAAGGCATCAAGTGCTATTGCTTCTGAGAAGGCTCAGATAATGGACTTGATGAAGATTGCCACTTCATCCAATTCATCTAAAGATCAGCAAATCCGGGCAATAAAAGAACTCAATAAAATATCTCCCGAATATTTAGGAAATATTAGTCTGGAAACAATTCGTACAGGTGAAGCCACTAAAAAAGTACAGGATTACATATCACAACTTGAAAGGAAGGCAAAGGCACAGGCCGCTGGTGAATTGTTAATTGAACTTGAAAAGAAGAAATTAGAAGACCTTACCAATGGTGTAGATAAACATATTAAAGGCTGGCAGAAATATGAAAATGTTGTAGGTTATTTATTTTCAGCCAGGAATGTATTGTTATCCCTTGGTGGTCCTTTAACTCTGCAACAAAAGAAGATAGATCTTTTGGCAAGGGATGAAGTAACTAGGGCCGCGAATTCTAAAAAATATTTTGAAGATTATGAAAAGAGGCAAAAGGCTTTGTTAGGGTTGATAGATCAGGAAATTACGAAACAAAGAGAAAGAGAAGGAGCCTATCAAAAGGCAATGGCGGGGATGGATAACCTTAGTGATCAAAGTGAGGAACAAGTTAAGATTACAATTAGTAATTTGGAATGGCAATTAGAAGCCGAGAAAAAATATCATGACGATCTTAAGAAACAAATAGATAACAGTGTTGCATACCAAACGAAGAGCCAGACAAAAGTAACTGATGCTTTAGGTAATGAATTGTTCAAACAATTGGATTTACGGGCTACATTTTTAAACAATGACATCTTATTAGAGGAAGAAGCAAGTAAAGCGAGGTTAGGTATTATCGAAAAGAATATAGCCCAAGCAAACGCCGCATATAAACAAAGGAAGGAGGAAAAGTTAAAGGAATTAGAATTTAAACCTAATGCTTGGAAGGATTATCAAAAAGAGTTAAAACAAACGGAAATATTATCTGAATTACTGGGGGATAGTTTCAATAAAAATTCTGC